CAGTATGTCCGAAGATAAAACAACAGCAACTACAGAAACAGTTAGTGAAAGTAATGCTAAAGAAACTCCTCAAATTAGCCCAAATGATGAGTTAATTGCAGAAAGCAAAAAGTATAGAAAAAGGGCTCAGGATGCTGAAACTCGTTTAGCTAAATTAGAAAAAAGTCTTACTAGAGCAGAAGAAGATAAGCTTAAAGAAAAAGAAGAATTTAAAACCTTATATGAACAGGCTTCTTCTAAAGTCGAAGGTTTAACTACTAATGCTGAAAAGTGGTCTAAGTATGAAGAAACTAAAAGATTATCTTTATTAGAGAACCATCCTGAAGATGAAAGAGAATCTTTATCTAAATTAGATTTAGAAACTCTTGAATATGTAACTAATAAAATTAATAATGTCAAACCAAATGCTCCTGAAGTTGCAGGTAATCCAAGACAAGATTATAAACAATATAATCAGGATTGGACTAAAATGGATGAAAAGGAACGAAGGGCTAATTGGGCTGACATAGTAGCTTCGGCTGCGAAAAAATAACAGCTCGTAAAGAGCAAGGAGTTTTAAAATGGCAATAACAGGCGGAATGTTAGGTGCTGCTCACACAACCTCAACTGCAGATGATTTTGTACCTGAGTTGTGGAGTGATGGTATCTATAGATATTTTAGTAGAGGAACAGTCTTTAAGAACTTAGTAGAAGATTATTCTTCATTAGTAAAAGGTAGTGGCGATATAGTTAATATCCCTCAGATTGATTTTGATGCTTCATCAGATAAGGCTGCTAATACATTAGTAACTTATGATGCAACAGCAACAACAGTTACTCAATTAGCAATAGATAAACATAAATACAATGCTATGCTTTTTGAAGATGTATTGTTGATACAATCAAATGCTGATTTAGTTTCTAAGTATACTCAAATGTTCGGTGAAGCTCTTGCAAGAGCTGTAGATGCTGATATTTGGGCTGAGCTTGATGGTGTTAATCAAGGTGCTACACTTGCAGCAGATGATGCAATGACCGCTGCTGAATTTCAAGCAGCACTTGCTAACTTAGGTGAAAATGATGTTCCTTACATGGATGGAGATTGTTCTTTTGTTGTAAATCCAACATTAGCAGCAGACATAATGGATCCTAATGCAGGTATCTCTAAGAATTTTTGGAGAGCAGATGCAAGTGGTAGTGGCACAGTTCTTGTTGATGGAGCTACAAAAGGTTTTATCGGCAAGCTATTTGGTATTAATGTATATATGTCAAATACCATTGCTACAGGTGGAACAGACATATCAGGAGCTATTTTTCATAAATCAGCTGCTGTATGTGCAGTTCAACAAGATGTAAGAGTTCAAGCAGAATACTCTATTGATGCTCTTGGAACTAAAGTAGTAGCAGATATGATATATGGTGCTAAACTACTTGATTCAGCTTCTAATAAAAGAGGATATAAACTAACTAATGCTTCGTAAGTAATAGTAAGTTAATAATTATAAGGGGGGCTTTTGCCCCCTTTATAATAAAGGAGAAAAATGGCACAATATTGGTACAAGAAAGATAAAAGAGTTTTAAGAATTTCAGAACAACATGATGATAGGGATGTTATTAAGCAAGTTAAAGAATTAGAGGAAAATGGATATGTTAGAATTAATGATAGGCATAACCCTGACGACCTTTATTCTAAAAAGGTTGAAAGTAAATCTAAGCCTAAAGCTAAAAAGAAGTCTAAAGGTAAAAAGAAATGAAAGACCTCTCTAAAAAAATAAAGGATGGTGGGGTTCAAAAATTTACTTCTTCTAGTTTAGGTCTAAATAAAAGAGGCAAAGGTAGTTTTCCAAGGAATAATTATATGTGCGATGAGGACTATAAAGAAAAATTCAATAAAATATTTAGAAAGAAAAAAAATGAGTCTATTGAATCAAATAAAAAAGCATGAAGGTTTTAGATCTACTGTATATCAATGTACGGAAGGTTATGATACTATAGGATATGGATTTGCTATAAAAGACCTAGAGCTTGATGAAGATATAGCAGATTTGATTTTAATGAGGAAATTATATAAATTACAAAAAAGAATTGCATCAAGATTTGGATGGTTCTTTAATAGCCCTGAAGAAGTTAAAGATGTAGTAACTAATATGTGTTATCAATTAGGACTAACAGGCTTTAGCAAATTTAAAAAAACAATATACTTAATAGAAACAGAGCAATATGAGGAAGCCTCAATAGAAATGCTCGACTCCTTATGGGCTAAGCAAACACATAACAGAGCTAAGGAACTTAGCGAAACATTAAGGAGTATAGATGGATACACTAAGGACAGTACTTGAATCAAAAGCAGCGACTATAGCACAAGGTGTAGGTGGTATAGGGTTATCTTACATAGAATTAATACCTATTTGGCTAAGAATAGGAATTTTATTAGGAATCTTTATAAATGTATGGGCAAAGCTTCTCAGAGAAGTTAGGTAGCAAATTAGGAATAAATAATTTTCTATACTAAATTATTTTACAATAAACAAGGTAAAAATATGGCTTTAAAGGATAGAGGAGTTGTCAATAGAGCTATTGTAACTCCTGATAAACACTTTCCTTTACACGATAAACCAAGTATAAATGTATTATGTAAAACTATTGAAATAGTTAAACCTGATATATATGTTGACTTGGGTGATATAGGCGAATGGAGTGCGTTTTCAGCTTGGAAATATAAAAGAAAGAAAGCACCCCCTTTAGAGTTTATGATACCTGATATGGATGCAGATGTTGATGATGTCAATAAATGTATGGATATTATTGATGAATCCCTTGATAAAGTAGATTGCAAGAAAAAATATATAACAGAGGGTAACCATGATAATTGGATGAACATGGTTGTGGAGAAATACCCTTATCTACCTAAATATAAATTTCCTAATGCAGTAGATTTAAAAGGTAGGGGATACACATATTACCCTTTTGGAAAACACTTGAAAATAGGCAAACTCTACTTTTATCATGGACATCAATATGGAGGACAATATCATACTGCAAATCATTTAAGGAAATTAGGATGCAATATAATGTATGGACATTGGCATGATATACAACAAATGTCTGCAACTCACATGGATGGGGCTAAATCAGCTTGGTCAATTGGATGTCTTAAAGATATGTCGGATGAGGCAAATTCATGGTTGGGTAATAGAAGAATTAATTGGGCTCATGCGTTTGCGATAGTAGATTTTTATAAGAATGGATTATTCACAGTACACATTATACAAATTATTAATGGACAAACATCTTTATGGGGAGAATTAATAGATGGGAACAAATAATTTTCACTATATTATGATGGGGGAAAATGGAAAAAGAAACAATAGAGGGATTGATTGGTCAGTATGGTTGGATGGCTATAGCAGCTTTCTTTTTCCTTATAGGTCGTAATACGATTGAATCTCTTATAGAGGCTATCAAAGTCTTTGCAGGAGATGACTTAAATACTGACGATGTTATATATTTTGATGATAGACCTGCTAGAGTCGTCAGGGTGGGTTTATGGAAAACAATTTTATTTATATATGAAGTAGGTTGCGTAGACGGAAAACCTTTTATTAAGGGTGGCAACAAGGTAGCAATTCAAAATGATAAATTAAAAGACCATCTTATTGAAAAGCCTTTACCTATGTTAGACTTAAAAAAATGGGATAATTGCGAGGAAAAGAAATGATAGGTCTTGGATACTTTTTATTGGGATTTGTGATAGTGTTTGTATCGGGTCTATTAATAATATTTGACGATTTGGAGGATTAAATGATACAAGGATTAATAGCTAAAAAAGCAATAGATATTATACTTAAGAAAGTAATGGAAAAAAGAGAAGTTAAGAAGCTTCGCAAGTATGTTGAGGAGGACAATGAACTTGATATACAAGTTAAGCAGATGCAAAAAACCATGGCTAAACAAGGTAAATACATTGAAGAATTAGAAAAAAATGTAGCTATTTTATCTAAAAATTCACATCCTGCTATATTTACAAAATCTGAATATAAAAAAATCTTAAAAAGATTAAAGGATTTGGAAAATGCCAAATAAAAAGGCAAAGCAGCGTAAAATAGATAGAAAGGCAAAAAATGCCTCTATCAAAAAGTATAAAAGAGAAAAGAAAAAATTAAAAAAAAGGAGATAATATGTTTGAATTATTGACAGCAAATTGGGAATGGTTTTTATTAGCATTATATGTTCTAGAAAAAGGTATTAAACTTAGTCCTTCTAAAAAAGATGATGTTGTATGGGATATGGTATTAAAACCTCTATCTGACAAACTTAGAGGAAAATAGTGCCAAGTAAAGTTAAAAATAAAGATTTTGAACCTAAAGTTAGAAATAAGATTTCTTTAGGTTCAGATTCTAATATAGATAATGATTTTAAAGCATTTAAAATAGGAGATATACCAACAGGATTGGAATTTAAAATTGGGGCTATTAGGTCTACTGCTGAAGAATTTATAACTAAAAAAGAAACAACAGAGCAATTAACTGTTACCACTATCAGGGGGAATGTAGGTGGAACAAACACAGAGCCTCAGTTTATATTTCAAAAGCCTGATGAAACAAATCCAAGTGCAGGACTGTGGTTTAATTGTTTTGGAGAAACAGGAAACTTAATAAGAAGTGCAGGAACTACAGGGCATCTACATTTAGAGGCAGATGGAACTCAATATCAATATATGGGCGACCATGCAGACAATTCATTTCAATGGATGTTTGGAGATGCTGTTAGCGGTACTCAGATAATGTCTTTAGAGCACGAAGGAGAATTAAAGCTTTATTCAACTGCTGATTCAGGAGATTATTTTAGCATAGCTGTAGGTTCGGCAGGAGCTACAACTATAACTACTGTAGATAACGCAGCATCTGCAGCTCATTTAATCTTTGATGTAGATGGGCAAATAGAGCTTAATGCAGACCAAAATGGTATATATTTTAAGGATGATACAGTAACACTAGCTTGGTTAACTAAGCATCCCGGTGGAATTTCATTTTTTATATATGATGATGCAACAACAAGCGATTTTTTGAAGTTTGAAGTAATAGCAAATAGTGCAACTACAATAAGTACGACAGATAATGATGGAGCATTAGGACATTTAACATTATTGCCTGATGGGGATTTAATTCTTGACCCTGCAAGTCAAAAAGTGATTATAAATGCAACTGATAAATTATATCTTGATGGTGGAACAGATACTTATATAGAAAGTGATGGGCCTGACCGAATTGTTTTTACTTGTGGTGATGATACTATTTTATTAATGAAAGAAGCCACAACAGGTAATTATGCAGATTTTTTAACAACAGGAGTTGGATTTACACAATTTGAACCAACTTATAATGCTACTGATACTAATGTAAATTTTAATGACAATGGAAATAAAGGATTTGTAACTTTTGGTAGTGGTAACATCACAGATTTAAATTTATATTTTCCTAATGTTTCTTGTAATTGTACTTTATTAGTAAAGCAAGATGGAAGTGGTAGTAGAACTATTACTAATTATAAAACATTTGACCAAGCAGATGGAAACGAATCAACGGTGGTTTGGTCAGGTGGTTCTAATCCTACACTAACAACAACAGCTAATAAATTAGATATATTATCTTTTTATTGGGATAATGATAACCATAAAGCATATGGTGTAGCAAGTTTGAATTTCTAATGAATAACATAGAAATACAATGGGTTGAAGAAGCATTTGGAGAATTAAGCAACAAAACAATGAGTGATGTATTTAAATTAATTTCAGAATCTCATGGAGAAGATATTATAGATATTATAAAAGAAGGATTAAAAGCTAAAAATCCCAATATAACAGATTGGAGTTTTTAGTTGGCAACAATATACTCAGAAGCAGATGGATATGCTTTTAAAAGTGCATTTGGTGGTACTTGGGCATCAGTAAGGGATGCTGCAACGGCAGCAAGTGTTAATAGTGCCTTATCATACGATACTAATAATGTTTTGGCTCATATAGCTTCAGGTTTTTTTAGCATACCTGTGATTAGTAGAACCTTTATAAGGTTTGATTCTTCAGGTATAACATCAACATTATCTTCTGCTACTTTAAAACTTTATGGCTATACTTTTAGTGGACTCGGAGGTGCTGTTATAGGGAATACTGAAGATTTTTGGGTAGTAAAGTCTACAGCTTTGACAACAGGGGTTGGTGGTGATTTTCTTGTAAGTACTGCTGATTACGATGCAATTACAGGTTGGAATACATCTTCTCCGACTACAGATGGAAGTGGAAATGGAGACCAATCAGATAATGTAACCTTGTATTCAAGTATGTATGATATTTCAGGAGGGTGGAGTACAAGTGGATATAATTCTATTACTTTAAGTTCATCAGCTTTATCTGATTTAGTTTCGCAGGATACTTTTACAATATGTCTTATAAGTGATGGTGATTTAAAAGATACTCCTGAAACAATAGGTTTATTCGGTGCAACACCAAATACTATGGGAATGTATTTTGAAGATAATTCAGGTACAAGCAAAGACCCTTACATTGATTATACGGAAGGTGAAGAAGAAGAAGAATCGGTAGCTCATAACTCTGTATTTTTTGGAACGAATTTTTAAAATAAACGAGGAGAAAATAAAATGAACATAGATGAAAAAATCAAAGAATTGCAAGAAAGTGCAGAGAAGTTTAAAAATGCTTATATTAAGTGCATGGGAGCAATCGAATTTTTAACATCTGAGAAACAAAATGCAGAAAAAGATAATAAAAAGGATAAATAATGGCTAGTTTTACAGGCAATTCTATAAAAGATGTATATAAAGATATTTTACATACATCTAATTCAAATACAGGTATTGGTTCTACAATAAAACAAATAACTTGTGGAGATGGCGACACTACAGCTTTACATCTATCTGATAGAAATTTAAAAGTACAGCCATCAACTGATTCTACTGCAAATTCTGTAATATATGATGCGAGTGGTAATGCTCTATTAACTGTAGATTCTACTAATGATTTAGTAAAGGCAGGTATTGGTCAGCATACAGTAAACACTCAATATGCTTATTTTGGTAAAAATAATACTGATGCTACTATGGTAGCTGACAATCATTATGCAGTAACTTTTGGAACAGTTACTTATGATTCAGGATATATAGCTCTTGGTACAGGAACTGACCCTGCTACTTCTTTTACTAACTCTACTGAAGGTCATGAGTTAGTATCTAAAATATGGTACATTCCTGATAATATTACTATCGATAGAGTAATTTGGTTTTCAGGAGCAGATGCAGCTACAGGAGATACTTTAAGATGTCATCTTATGTCTTATGATATAGATACGGGAAATGGCTCTACAGGTGGAGATTTATCTAATGGGGTTGTAGTGGCTGATGGTGGAGATATTACTAATGCAGGATATGAGCAATCATATTATCAACAAATGACAGTTCAATCAGCAGATGTGAATTCAGGCAAGGCTATATTATTCACATTAAGAAGTGATTCAATAAATTCAGATTATACAATTAGTGCAACAATTAAATATCATTTAAGGTAAGGGAGTAAAAATGGCAATAGGAAATGTTAGTTTAAATATTTTAGGAAATATATTCACACGCTCAAAAGCATATAGTAATATATATGAAAATACACAAGAAATAGATAATACAGATGGTTTTATAAATGTATTATCAGTATCTGCAACAAAGGGAGCTAATACTGTTAGTAATATTCGGGCTGTTTGTATTTACAATCAAAGTAATGTAGCTGTAGAATTACAATTTACATATCAAGAATGGAAAAATAATTCTAATACTGATGATGCAAATTCAGTAGACACAGGTGGTGGAGCTACAGTAACAAGATATGCTACAATGTTGTTGCCTGCAGGAGAATTTATATACTTACCTAATGGAAGATTAATTGGCTATAATGCTGATGCTTCTGCTGCTAATGCTACCTCTGTTTCAAATACTGCCCCTAATTCTAATGAATATGTAGATTCTACTGCTGACATAGATACTGCAACAGATGGAGCAATAGCTTCAGGAACTACAACTACAACTTTATACTTAGAAAATGGTCATTCTAAATTCTTAAAAAGAGGCGATTTAATTCGTTTAGAAAATGAAATATGTGAGGTTACTTCAGTTGGAACAGGAGCTGATTTAGCTAACAGCACTTGCACAATTATAAGAGGAACTCATGGTTCTACAGCAGCTACTCATGCAGATGATGTTGCTGTAAGATTGCCATTCTTTAATGCTTATAACAACTTTGACAAATACTCAGTAGCTCAAACCAATAAAGATGGTAAGTTTAAAGCTATGAACTTTTTTGGATACGGAAGAACGTCAGATGCGATATCAGATGGAATTGTTGCAGGTTCTGTAGCTTTTAAGTTTTACAATCAAGGTTATCAAGAACTTGGTCTATCAGGAATTACTTCAAATACACCCTCAGGGCTTGCAGCCTCAACAGAATACAAATTTAATATAGCAGTTGATGGTGGTAGTGCTTTTTCTAACTTAACATTTACTACTGATTCAAGTAATACTAATTTTGGTGGTCAAAATGGAGTTATAAATAAAATACAAGATGCTCTAAATACTCAATATTATACAGCAGGAAATTTATTTGAGAAAAGAGTTAATGTTGGCATAATTAATGGAGATGTAAGATTTACATCAGCAACACATTTATCAACATCAGCAATACTTTTAGCAGCACCTGCAAGTGGAACTACACCCTTTGGAGTTGGTAGATTAACTGCAATAGGGGATGTTGAGAGTGCAGTAGCTGCAGACTTACCTGATGATACTTTATTTGATAAAGTAACATACGAAGAAAATCCTAATGTTGGAGCTTTTATGTATGATGATGGTAATGGGAATTTAATAGGAGCAGGTTCAGGCACTATAAACTATGAAACAGGAGCAGTTGATTTTACTGCAATGCCTAATGCTGAGTTTGTAATATCTGCAACTTATTTATCTGCTCATAGTGGTGGTATAAATGTTACCACAGCAAATAGTCATAATCATTTAACTTCAATCGGAGCAAGGAGCACAAATGCAAAGCTTAATGCTGCAGTTAAAGTAATAGCACTTAATTAAGGGGGAATAAATGGCAACAGCATCAACATATTGTACGCATAGACAGCTAAAGGATGTATTTCCTCAAGTAGATTCATTTGATAATAAAAGAGCTTTATATGGATGGAAAGAGGTAACTACAAATAAATATGCTGCACATAATAGTGGTTTAACAACTCAATTATTTGCTGACGGAGAAGATTTAGGAGCAGCTCAATCTGCACATACTGACCTAAATGTTGAAGGAGAGTGGTTTTATAATTCTGCTGAAGATATAGCTTATTATTACTCAGCAAGCGACCCAAATGATAAACTAATGGAGGCGGGGGAAGAATTTTCTTCTTTAATAACAAGAGTAACAGCAAATGCTAGCAGATATTTAGATGCTAAACTTGACCCTAACCTACCTAAAGAACAATTAAAAGATAAAGAAGGTAACTTTGATTATATAATAGTAAGAACTGCTGCACTTATAGCAGCTACATTTCTTATTAGAAGTCATGACCCCCAATCAGAGATTGCAAATTCACTTATGGAAGATGCACAGGACAATATTGAGTCTTTAAATAGTGGTAGTGCAGCTTTATCATGGCAAACAACAGGCGATTCATCAAAAGGAATTATAAGAGATGTGTCATATACATCAGGTAGTGTAAGACCTGTAGATACAAGGGGAAGATGGTCAGGTTCGTTTGACCTTATTCGAGTTAAAATAGAAACAGGCGGAGCAATGGATGGAACTGCTACTTACTCTGTGTGGGTTAAGGATGGCGATAAATTAGGGAATCAACAGGGTAGTCAGGTAGTTACTTCAGAAAAAATTAATGGAGATTATCAATCTCTTGCAGGTGGTTTGCAAATAAGATTTGCGGGAAGCACTAAATCTTCTGTGGCAACTGCAACTAATGAATGGGAAGTAGAAGTAGCAGGGTGGGCAGAAGAAGTAGATAATTCTGCTATTAACTCAGTAAGAATGACTAGAAGGTAATCAATTTGGAAAATCTATAAAATGGCATTAACTTTAGGCACAGATTATCAGAATAATTGGAAGAATATTTTAGACAAGTTAGAGTCTGTCTTGGAAACAGAATTTAAAGGGGCTCTACCTGTTTATAAGGGCAAAGATATACCCAAAGGTGTAAATCAAGCTTTACAACTTATGCCTACAGGTTCAGTATTAACTGAGTATAATACAACCTCTGAAACAAGAGAGTTTTCAGTAACTATAAGTTATGTTTTTGCTGATGCTAATGTTAATGAAAGAGCATTAGACCATATTTTAAGACAGATTTCAAGAATAGAAGCACTTATACATGATAATGTAGCTATGACACTTTCAGATAGCAGTAATGCTTTTAATTGCAGATTTGAGAGTACAGATTTAAATACTGATGATGAATCAGGTATTTATGTAACAGAATGGGCATGGAAATGCCAACACTTAGGAAATATAGGCTAGGAGGGCTTATGAAAATAAAACTAAAAAATGGAGTAGTGTTGCCTAATAATTGGAAAAGCTGTGGATGCTCTGCTGATGATTGGGCAGACCTAAATGGTGGAAAATCAATAGAAGTCAATTCTGTTCCAAAATTAATAGAAGATAATGTAGATGTTGTAGAATCAGCATCAAAAAACAAGAATAAAGGAGGCAAATAATGCCAACAGTAGCCCATGCGTTTTCTCCCAAAGAGTTTAAATGCTTTGTTATATCTGATGCAACTAATGCAGGAACATCAGGTATACACTCATCAAATATGCTGCAATTAGATGTTGATTCAGTATCATATCCATCACTTAATGTAAACCAAACATTAGATGTTAGAAGTGGCGTAGGCAATACTCTGAAGGATGAGGACTTTTTTCAAGACAATAAAATGAGAGTAGTTGAATTAAGTTTATCAGGTACTCTACACGATGATGTAGGACATAGATTACTTATAGCTAATATTTGTGGAGCTGCACAAGCAGATGATACAAATCAAACTATTGCAAGTGGACATAAAATAGTAGCACAAAAATATGGAGCTGCTATAACAAATAATGCTTCATCGCTAACTGTAGTTATTCAACCATCAGATGTTTCTAACCAAACAGGTTTAGAATTTCCGGGAATGGTTGTAACTAATTTTTCAATTTCAGCAGATGCAGGAACAGAGGGTGGAAGATATAAATTTTCTGCTACGCTTCAATCGGGTAAAACTCCTGATTTAGCCTCTACTGCCGCTGCAGGAAGTACAGTATATGCAAATACAACAGGAGCAACATTAGCTACTGCAAGTGGAGTTGAAGTTTATAATGCTGATGCAGTATTAAACAGCTTTACTACCACTATTGATTATCCTGCTGTATTTTCAGGGATTACATCTACAGGTTATGATAATGTTAGCAGAGGTGCTGAATGTTCTGTAACTCACGATTGTCAAGTTAAGTATGATGGAAATACTAAAGGATTAGTAAACTCATTTGACACACAAACTGCTGCAAATGCAGAAACTACATTTATTGTTGTAAATAATGGTAAGTTTGGTGTGGATACAGCTAATGGAGTATTGACAAATGTAGCATATTCTGAAGGCGATATAATGATGCTTGATGTTTCAATTAAAGCTGTTGATGATGGTACTGATGAGCTGCTTATAATTGATTTAAGTGATTAATAAGTAAAATACGAGGAGATTATGGAGATAAAACTAAAAGGTGGTAAAAAGCTTAAAGTTAGGGATATATCTATAGATGAAAGAGATGAGTTGCTAGACAGCGTTTCTTATGACTATAGTTCAGATGGAAAAATATTGGGCGTGAAGATGATGCACTCAACAATGACTAAATGGCTTAGAATCTGTATAGATGGAGATGTATCAGATAAATTTCTTTCAAGTTTATCATTAGACGAAAGAACAGAAGCGTTTACAGCTATGCAGAATATGTTTTTTGTGGGGGAAGGCAAAGCCTCCAAATAGAATTAAATATATTGGGGCAAGTATGTGGAGGCTGCCCATATCATCAGTTCCCTTATAAAGCACAACCACCTATATTAATAGATGGTAAGAGAGATTTTGTTACTTTTACCTGTAAAGAAGATGTATGGAATGTTATTGATTTATTAATTAAGGAAGTGCATGAAAATAATGAAAAAGGCAAAGAGTTTGATATATCGCAATCTATCAATGCTCAGTTGCCTTTTTTTACTTGTAGAAATCATTTATTGGATATGAACATACAAAAAGATATTAATAGGTATATATACTGTTCTGACTTTAATACTCCTCCATTTAAAGGTAGTTATGGAGAACAACCATCTTTATGGACTCAAAAAGCATTTGTAATTAAAAATGCAATAGCTAAAAAAGAAAAGAATTTAATAGAAAAGACTAAGAAAGAGAAGAAATAATGGCAACAGTAGAACAATTAACCATACAATTTGAAGGTAAGGGGGCTCCCAAATTAACAGGACAGCTTAATTCTTTATCTGCAGCTATGAATAGACTTGCAGCAAGGCAAGTTGAGACAACAAAAGCCACTAAAGGTGCTTCTAGTGCTACAGATTCTTATAATGATAGACTTACTAAAAATGGAAGAAATGTGACAGGTTTAACAGGAGCATTTGGAAGGTTTGGGAAAAAAATGTCTCAAATGCGTTCTCAGCTTCTTATTGTTTCTTTTGCTGTTGGTATAGTATCAAGAGCTATATTTGGATTAGCTAAACAATATGAAGATTTGGCGAAAGTACAAGGAAAAATTGATGCTGTTCTAAAATCTACAGGTATGAACGCAGGTGTAACAAGAAGACATTTAGAAGATTTAGCAAATG